TATTTCTTGCTCATTCCCCATCCTCCGAAGTCTTGATGGTAACCAGCGTTTTAACCCCACCAACATCGCTTGGACTTCCTGACTTGTCAATGTGGATCCCCGCGACCTTGAAGGCCTTGGATAGCGCGGTGGACTTGGCGGTGGTCAGCAATTCCGCCCGGCACGAGATCACGAGCTGGCGCACAAAGAAATGCTCGGGGACGTAGCGAGGATCTGGCGCGAGATCCTGCCCTGAGAGCGTGAGCCCGTACACGCCGAAGGGGATGAACGTGGGCTTGGCCAGGAGGATGATCGCCTTGGCCACCTCGTAGAGGTAGGTGCAGACATCGGGGTGCTCGGCGAGGCACATCAAGTGGAACGTATGCTCCCACAGCGCCGTGTATTGGTCAGCCCCGAAGTCGGGATCCATCGCATCTTCTTCGATGCCAGCCTCATCGCCGATCACCGCATCGGCTTCCCGCTCAGCGGCCAGGATGATGCTGTAGAGCGGGGGCTCTTGATCGCTGCGCGCGTAGCCATGCACCACCGTTGGGGGCTTGGCCGCAAAGAACGCCTTGATCCCGTCCACCTCGGGTTGAGTCAGTTCATAGTTTTCCAGAAATAGGTCATCGAGGATGGTGGGGTCGGCCTTGATCGCGTCCAGGCCTCGGGTCAGCGCGGTGTAGAGCAATCGTTGAATCATCGCAGGCTATTCACATACGCCTGGAAGGCCATTGGCGCAAGGCGAGTCCCGATGTACTCCGAAACTTGTTTGGCCAGATCAGCCCCCACCGACGCGGGGCGAATCCACGGGCTGGAGCCCAGGCCATTGCCGTTGCCGTCCACAGCGATCGTGCGGAACGTCTTGTAGGTACTCTGGGTGGCCCCCTGGTAGGTTTTCTGCATCCGCACCATCCCCGAGTAGGGGTCTGAGGCGTGGTAGGGCTTGATCTTGGGGATGACGATCTTGCGCCGCTTTTGCAGCTCGGCCATGCGGGGGGTATCCAGGCGCTCGCCCCACTTGGTTTTGCCCGTGTAGGGGTCCGTGAGCGAGGGTTGCAGCTTCTTGGCCGCGGCATAGATGGCAGCACCGATTTGCTTGGACAAGCCTGGCCCCAAGAGCTTCTGGAGTGCCTTGCCCATCTGCGCGCCGTAGGAGCCTGCCCCCGGCGTGTAGTGCCGGAAGGGGATAGAGCGGAAGTAGCCGCCATCCACGCGCGGATGCTTGGTGCCTTTCTGGCCCACCGGCCCCACCGGCACGTTGGGGCCCAAGAGGGTGTCGTGCATGTCCACCGTGCGCATCCCGTGCTCAAGGATGTTGGGCAGCACGCCTACCAGGGCGATGACGGCGGTATCCTTCCCCCGCCATTCGATCTCTTGGATGGCCCCGATGTACTGCTCTTTGGTGGTGTGGAATTGGTGGCTTGCCAGCTTGATCCAGTGGTCCCGCGCGCCCGCCACCACGTCGCGCATGACCTCCAGCACAGAGTCCTCGCTCAGAGCTGTGACCAGCTCCAGCGGGATGAGGTTTTCCAGGTTCAAGACTTCAACGGTGATCACAATAGGAACTCGTAGCGGCACACGCCTTGTACGGGGAGGTCTACCGGCTCGCCCTGGGGTGTCAACGGTTGCTTGACCTTGAACTTGGTGAGCGTGGTGCGCACCATGTGCGGGTGCTCTGTGATGCGGTAGGTGGGGTGCGTCAGGTAGTGGCATGAGAGCTGAGTGCCCGGAGCTGGGCCCAGAAGGGGACGCCACACGATGTCACCCACCACCACATCGAAGTCAGCCCCCTCCGTGTAGACGCGATCCACGGAGCGCACGAGGTTGGCTTGCACCACTGGATACTTGGTCTTGAGGGTCGTACCCTCGGGGGATTTGAGGGTCTGGGCATAGACGATGCGCGAGTCCAACGCGGTGATCCGATCGTAGTAGCCCAGCTTGTTCTCCGCGCGCACCGTCACCATAGCCATGCCCTGCATCCACGGCCCGATGGCATCCAGCGCGTTCTGTTGGTTGCTGAGCCCGGTCATGATGCCGTGGATGACGGCCCCGTGATCCCCGATGAACTTGGATTGGATGGGGTCCAGCGGGCCGATGACCTTGGTGTTAACCACCGCCCCGTCCGGCTTGAAAAAGATCCACCCCGTGCCCTCGCACAGCGGGCAGTTGGGGTCGCTCTGATCGGTCTGCTCGTTGATGCTCTTGCAGGGACAAGGGGCGGTGCGACTCCAGGCCAGCCGGTAGCCCTTGGCCTCGATGGCCTGGATCCACATCTCGTTTCGGAAGTCGGCGCGCACCAAGTCCTTGACGCCCGGGGGCAGCGCCACCACACCGGCTTTGACGTTGGTGCTCTTTTTCAGGACTGGCATTGCTTACCCAACGGTTAGACGTGGCCCCTTGTAATAGTTCTGTAAATGCTTTATCTGGTCTTTCACGTCTTTTTGATATTGAATTATGCGTGCCCCATACCCAGCGTTTGTCGCGCTACTCGTGGTGCTCACGCTCTGGCTCAGCCCATCGATTCCGATGCTCTGGCTCGCAATACCCGCGCCCGCGATCATATCGCCGGCCACGTTGAACGGACCCATTGAAGCGATCATCCCCACAACGTGTTTGATGTCGGGCGGGAATTGATCCAACTCAGGGTCACGCGGGCTCACAGCGTTGGGATCGCGCGGGCGTCCAAAGCCCGCCTCATAGCTTACCCGGAAGGCATCGGGGATGAACTTGTTGTTGCCATAGATGAAGGGCAACCACGCACCACTCGCGCCCAGGAGAATAGTGCCCGCGGTGCCCGTGCCCGGCACCATCTGGAGTTGGCCATCGGCGCGCTGAATGTGCAACCAATCCTTCTCAAAAACCTTGACCACCTGCTCACCCGGCAGCACGAGTTTGACCTCGTTGATACCAATCACCGGATAGTGACTGAGCTTCAGCCAGATGTATTTGTTGTAGTCGTACTTGTAGAAGTCCTGGCGCTCGTCGGGATACGTCCTCGGGATGATTGGAAGGTCCAGCCGCTTCTCGATCCAATCCACCGCGGCTTTGATGTACCAAGTGAACATGGCGTTGGAGTAGGGCACGCCCTGATCGTTGGTGAGGTCCACACCAAAGAGGTACACGTCTTTCAGCTCCTCGATCGAAATGACCTGGAGCGCCGGCTCGGGCTCGCCCCGCTCCGGAGTCGAAAACGTGTCGAAAGCCTGGGTGACGGTGTTGAAGTAGCGGAACTTGTAGTAGTAGTCTGCCGCCCCTTCCTGATCGGTGAACGTGTAGGTGGTCTTGTCCTTTTCCAGGCGAGGCCGCGTGCCTTGCTTGGTGACCTCACTGAAAGAGCCGGTGGGCCCGTTGACGCTGCGAAACACCTGGATGGCATCGAAGTTGGCCATCACAAGGTTCACATCCGGCTCGATGACCGTGATGATGATCGGTTGCAGACTCTCGCAGCTCATACAGCCTCCATCACGTCCAGGTCGCGATGTCTTGGCTCGGGAGATCCGGCACCGTGCGCACCACCTCCAGGCCGGTGTCCTCGATGGTGAACGTCACCTCAGCCAGCCGCTCCAGCTCCAGCCGGAAGTAGCCGTTGGCATCGGTCACCGTGCAAGTCACCAGCAAACTCTCTTGCGTATCATTGATGACTTGGGGAGTGACCGCGTAGGCTTGAACCTTGGCGTTGCACACCGGGTTGCCGCCCGCGTCCCGCACCGTGCCGTAGATCGCACAGAGGTTGGGGGAGCTGGGCGGTACGATGATGATCAAGCTCGTGCCCGTGTAGGTCACCGTGGCGTCCACCGTCACCGTCAGCATCTCGGGCACGGTGAAGGCGTAGCCGGAGGCCCAGAGCCGAATGGCGTAGGTGCCCGGATCGATCGCCAACACCACCTTGCCCAGCATGTCTGTGTGAAGTCTGGAAAGGAAGTGGGTATTGGTGGGGTCAAAGATGTCCACCACGCATCCCTGGATGGGTGCGCTGCCCGTATCGAGCACTTGGACGGTGATTTGCTTGGAACCCGTGAGCGTCATTCCGACCTTGGACAAGGCCTCGCCAGTAGAGCCCGGCATGAGATGTGCGGCCAACGTCTCATCCCAAACCGCATCGGCATTAGCTAGCGCCACCGGCTTGGTGGGATCTTCCATTGCGATGAGCTTGCCCAAGATAGTATCCCCAGGGAGCACTGGCACCACCGGAGAGGGCGTGGGGATGTAAAGCTCATTGGTGATGACGTGCTCCTCCACCGCGAAGCCCTTGGGGTCCACCGTGTGCCGGAAGTAGACGAGGTAGATCCATTCGTTGGCCACGGCGCTCTGCCCAAAAAGGTAGGTGTAGAGCCCGGGGCACTCGACGGCATCCACCTCTGCCATCGGCAGCCATACTGCGGTGTTTTGCCAGGTAGCACCATTCCAGAAAAACAAATCCAGCGGCCCGCCATGTGTCGCGCGGGCTCGCCGGATGGCCACTTCAGGGATCTTTCCAGAGACACCCAGGCCTGTGGGGCTCACGAGCTGGACGAAAAGCGAAATGTCGTCAGCGGTTGACCAGCGGTAGTAGCTGTTGCCCATGCCTGGAATCCTCGTGCGTTCTGAGGGGCATCATAGGACGGCAGCCCCGGTTTTGCCAGGTCAGACTTTTATCTGGCGTTCATGGCAACGGCCTCAGGATCTCAAAAGACGTGACATTATCGATCACCGTCAGCTTTCCCGCTTGGATGTCCTGGTAGAGCTTCGCGGTCGTCAGCTCGGTTACCAGCCGGTTGGCAGCCTCCCAGCTCACGTAGTGCGGCGTCAACGTCAGGTCAAGGAGATCGATCGTTGCCTGGTCAGCCACCTCAAGCCCGTCCATCTCTTCGACAAAGTAGGGAGCCCCTGAGACGTTCTTTATTTTGACGGTGCCGGCCATCGA